TGTCTTTAGATTCATTAGCGACAATACGGAGTTAGTGGAATTAGAAGGTGGTGCAGTAAAAAATGAGCCTATGTCTGTGGCTCTCCAGATGTGTCTGGAGACAGCCGTAAAAGATATTATAGAACAAGGCATATCATTAGGATATTGGAGGTACAAACAATGAAAAAACTCTTATTATTAATCTTGCTATCTGGACCGCTAACAGCAGCCGATAATGAGATATTTTTAGACCAATCTTCTGGTGCATCTGAATCAAATATAGATTTAGAGCAGCTTGGATCAGGCAATATAATTGGTGCAGCTGGCAGTACCGCCGGGGATGTATCAGCGTTTGTGTTCTCAGGGACCGCCGCCACATTAGATATAAATCAGATTGGCGACAGCAACAAGTGGTTAGGAAAGATCATTGGTGATTCTTACACGGGTTTCTATGAATTTGACGGCAACTCGAACTCTTTTACCACGTCAGTAGATCCAACGAATACCTACGGAGCAGATTCAAGTAATGTCAATGTGGATGTGACCGGTTCTAGCAACACTTTCACTTTAAACCAGGCTACAACAGCTTTGGCAAGCACCTTAGATTTAGATTGGATTATCGATGGTTCTAGTAACACCATAACGTCAACTATAAACGTAGATTCAGCAACTAACTACGTCAATATAGATGGAAATGATAATGCTTTAACTCATACAGCGTCGGGATTCGCTGGAAATTATTTTTACTTAGATCACGATGGATCTAATCGTACGTTTAACATTACACAATCATCAACTTTAGACAATGACTGGCTCAAGATTCTTAGTTCTGGTACTTCTACTTCAACTGTTTGTGTGGTCCAAAACGATCAGGGCACAAGCACCGGTTGTTGATATTGGCTCCATAAGCGAGCTTAGAGGTAACGCTCAAGTAGTTAGGGATCAGCCTTACGGCGCAGAGTTGGCTTTTCCTATACAGCAATTAGATAACGTTAAAACTCAATCTGGAGCTGTCGCCATAACCTTTGAGGATGAAACAGTCGTCAGGGTAATGGATCACAGTAAGTTGGTTATTAATAGCTATATCTACGATCCAAACCCAGCCAAGAGCGAAATGGCCTTACGTTTCGCATCTGGTACAGCTCGTTTCGTTACAGGCAAATTCAACAACAAAAAGAAAATACGCATACAGACGCCATCGGCCGACGTCTATGTGAGAGGGACAGATTTCACAATCACTACCACCCCAGAAACGGGCGCCTCGTTGGTGATTCTATTGCCTGGTGCTGACGGCAAAGTAGGAGAAATAGTAGTAGAAACAGCCATGGGAGAGGTCATACTAAACCAAGCCTATCTAGCGACCACAACTATGACTTATAACCAAGCACCATCTAAACCTGTAACACTAGACATATCACTGGAACTTATAGACAACATGCTTATTGTGAATCCGCCACAAGAACGCCAGGATCTTGTAGAAGAAACACAACAACAAGGAACAGCAGATTATTTAGAATTTTCAGATCTTGATATAGATTTCTTAGCAGAAGACTTTTTAGATAACGAGGCTGATTTAGAGTTTACAGAGTTGGACATTAACTATCTTGACGTAAACTTTTTAGAAGATTTACTAAATGTTATCGATGCGCTTGCTGTTGATGAGGAAGAAGACCAACTCAACAAACTGGCTACAGGTATCACCATAGCTGGGACAAGCATAGGTCAAGATAAAGACACGCAGATTACAACCATAATTACAGGCCAACAGATAAGTATTCGCAGATCTGTAGGAGACACCTATCGCCTAGACTTAGATGGATCTAGCGCATACACTCTTATATTGTTTCAAAATGGGGTAGAACACGTTGTTAAAGTAAATGGCGGATCTTCCAATGTAATAACTATTAGGCAAGGAAATTGAATAAAAAATATATATTCCCAGCTCTACTTATAGGTTTAGCTCTACCTTTGTTGATGCAGCTTACACCTTTGGAAATCCTAAAGCTGAAGACGTTTGATGCTTTTGTAAAAGAACAAGAACCAACAGGCAACTTTGTAATCCTAGATATAACCGAGGCTGATATTGAAAGAGAAGGTGGTTGGCCATTACCCAGAAGGAGGTTAGCCGAGATTCAAGTAGATTTACTTAACGCTGGTTCGTATGCTCAAGCCTGGGCATTGACTTTTCCACAACCAGACCGACTTGGCGGAGACGAAGCCTTTGCAGAGGCCTTGAGCTATGGCCCGTCTGTATTAGCCATGTTTGAGTCAGATACAGGCAACTATCCACCGACTGTAGGTACAGTCATACTGGGCGAAGACACAGGCGGAGGGTTTCAGGCCAGAGGTGTTGTAGAAAATATAGACATTCTTAAAAATAGTGCGACACAAGGCGTCGCATCAGCACCTACAGACGTTGATGGTTTGGTAAGACAATATCCTTTGTTATTGCGTACTGACACAGGTTTCGCTTCAAGCCTACCCATAGAAATAATCAAGAAAGTCTCCGGGGCAGACACTTATATTATAAATATGACTGATAGTGAGATACGAGTACCATCACTCCCACCTATATCAGTAGACTCAGCACACAGAAAATGGATTAGCTATGTTGATACGCCAGTCATTACTCTGGATGATTTGTCTGGCGCACAAGATAAGATAACCATAATAGGAACTTCTGGTGGCGGTATCATGCCTCAAGTGCCTACAAGTAAAGGTTTGATGTACCCACATTTCTTGCAAGCAGCTGTAGCAGAGTCAATTTTATTACCTGAGTCTCCCAGGATACCTGAGTGGCATTTAGGAGCCGAATTAGCCATCTTTTTATTATTCTGTTTACTGGCCTGGTTTCTTACACAAAGACTAAGCATGTCTGTTGGTCTGATTTACTTTGGTATATCTGCTGGATCTTTGGCTACATTTGGCATTTTTACCATTCAAGATGGTGTGCTTATTGATGTAACTTGGTCTTTAATTAGCCAGTTCATAATAGGTAGCACCTCGTATTACATAAAATACCGAGAAGAATATATATTAAGACAACAAATCAAAAAACAATTTGAGCATTACTTAGATCCTCGCCAAGTCAAACAACTACAAGATAATCCAGATTTACTAAAGCTCGGAGGATCTAGGCGTTACATTACTGTACTTTTTACTGACGTCCGGGGATTCACTTCATTGTCAGAATCTATGTCCGCAGAAGATGTGACTTATATAATGAACAGAGCATTAACGGCTCAAGTAGAAGCCGTTAGGCAATATGGCGGTACCATAGACAAGTTCATCGGGGATGCGCTTATGGCCTTCTGGAACGCGCCTTTGGAGATAGAAAGACACGAAAACGCTGCTGTAGATTGTGCAATACAAATGCGAAAAAATATGGACAAACTAAATCTTGAGCTGGTTGATGCAGACTTACCACCAGTATCAATAGGCATAGGCATAAATAGTGGCGAGGCTATAGTTGGAAATATGGGATCTGATACCAGGTTTGATTACACTTGCATAGGCAGTCCTGTAAACGAAGCAGCTAGACTGGAATCCAGTTGTAAAGAAGTTGGCGTAGATTTAATTATTGGTAGAACTACAGCCTTGAAATCAGATCAAATACTAAAAGAACTAGAACCAATAAAAGTCAAAGGCGTTCAAAGACCATTACAAATTTATGGTTTATTTGAGGAATAAAGACAAAAGATGCAAACTATTACAAAATTGTATTAAAATGAACAAAAAGGAAATATATGAGTAAGATTTTATTAGGCGTTATAGGCGCTTTATTGTTGCTTTGTAGTTTTTTGTATTGGCAGAACTCAAGATTATCTGCATTGAATGATGCTTTTGAACTTAGGGATGCAGAACAAAAAGCTGCGATAGAGAACTTGCAAAACGATTTCGCATTACAAACTTCTTCTCTTCTAAACCTACAATCTAAAAATCAAGAAATAGAAGCTGAAATGAGCAGATACCTAGACATATTTAAACGTCACAATCTGACCAAATTAGCTAAAGCAAAACCTGGTTTGATTGAAACCAGAGCAAACAAAGGAACTAAAGATGTATTTGATAGCATTGAAAAAGACACTGCTGGCATTGACAGTCTTGACGATGGCTTGCAGTTGCAGCCTGATACCAAGTAAAAAGGTCGAAATAGTAACCAAACCGATAGAGCGAAATATCGTACAACCGATATTGCCAAGAGCAGTAGATCTTAAAAATCCATATTGGTATGTGGTGTCAGATAAAAACTTAGAAGAGTTTTTACAAAGAGTTGAAAAAGAAGAAGGATCTGTAGTATTTTTTGCGATGTCAGTACCAGATTACGAACTGATGGCTTACAACATGCAAGAGTTGAAAAGATACATCAAGGAACTAAAAGAAGTGGTTGTCTATTACAGAACTGTGACCACAAACCAAGGAGAAAAGGATGAGTAAACAACCTTATGCTTTCGTTTATAAGTGTAAACTAAAGTCTGTAACAGACGGCGACACTATCAGATTGGAGACTATAGATCTTGGCTTTTCGGTGCAATTACATAACAAAGCCGTACGCATAAATTCCATTGATACCCCGGAGAGTCGGATTAATATTAAAAGATACCCAGAGAGGGCAAAGGAAAAAGAACTTGGTTTACTGGCAAAACAAAAACTTAAAGAATGGTTAGTTGGTGACATTACAATAAAATCTTATGGCACCGATAAATATGGAAGAGTATTAGCGGATGTCTTTTGTGAAAAAGGCAATGTTGCTGATTTGCTCAAAAAAGAAAATCTTGCTGTCGATTATTACGGCGGCACAAAAACAAAAAAATGGGGAGAGTAATATGGAAATATCACAAGAAGGCATTGCGCTTATTAAGCGTTTTGAGGGATGCAAGCTAGAGAGCTACCTGTGTAGTGCGGGAGTACCCACAATCGGTTATGGATCTACTCGTGGTGTCGAAATGGGTATGGAAATTTCACAAGAAAGAGCAGAGGCATTGTTATTAGAGGACGTGGCAGATTTTGAAGAAGAGGTAAACAAATGTGTTGAAGTGCCACTAACACAAAATCAGTTTGATGCTTTGGTTGCATGGACATACAATCTAGGCGGTTCTAATCTTCGTAGCTCTACCATGTTAAAAGTTCTAAACAATGGTGAGTACGATAAAGTACCTAGTGAAATGAAAAGATGGAACAAAGCTGGCGGACAGACACTACAAGGATTAATACGAAGACGTGAAGCCGAAAGTTTACTTTTCAAAGATGAACCATGGCACGAAGTTTAACGATATGTAATACTA